TGGGCATACCCATTGTCATACTCGTTAGATCCGTGAGCTAATGACTTGTTAAGTGCTTCTGCAACTCTGGCAAGAATTGTCTCTTGTGCTGATTCTATTTTTTTTCCCATAATTATCCTTAAAGTTTGAATGGTCTCGACTCGTAGGTGTCCTCAATGCGTTCGCCGCAGTCAGGGCAGAAGATTGAAATGTATCTCTTAAAAACTAATTCGTCTGCGGACGTGCTGCCAAACCATTTAGTTCCGCCACCCTCTACTGGTTCTTGCCGGTAAGGTTTGCTCCAATGTCCGTGTTCGCAGTCTTCAGTCATGGTGCTGTGCCTCCGTTGTTAAATGGATCCACTTCAGCGTAGAAATCTCTAAGTGTTTTAGAACTTGCATAATTCATTGCTTCGTCAATCTTTTCTTGCGAAACTCCCGACAAAACAAGACCGTCTATTAGTTGTTGTGTTTGCCACCCAATTAAAGCAAGTTGCCTGCTATCCATTATTCCCCCTTAATTATTTATATTTTATTTTTTGCCAACAAATCCATAGTTTCTTGAAAACCCGAAACTTTTGCAAGAGATGTTAAGCCGCCTGGGTAATTTCTTACGCCCTGCTCAATTAGTCTTTGAAATATTGTACGGTTTTTGAACCACAAAAAATACTCATCACCATTTATGTATTCGGATGATTCGTGACAATTTATACAAAGAACGTGAATGTTTGACACATCATTTGACCCTCCGTCACATAGGGCTAGAATATGCGCCCTGTGTAAAGGAATAGGTTTTTGTTCTGTTCCTGAAAGAAAACCACAAGCAAAACAATATTCAGCTTCCATTACCTCTGAAACACTGTCAAATTTTTGTTGTTCTACTAGCCATTCCGCCCAATACTCGCGAATTTTTTTCCTTAATGGCATACCTTTGCGAACTTCAATTTGAGATTTTGTTGACATCATTCTCCCTTAATTCTTAGCGTTCGGTAGCCCAGCTTAATCTTACTAAACTGCTGATAAATCTCTGGCATTGACTCTTTCAACGCCTTAAAGTCTAGCGTTTCGCCGTCTTTGGTTGATTTGTAGGTGTAAAGAATGTCGCCGTCGTAAGTGACTGCTTCTGCGTCACCGACCAAACGTAGTAGCTGCGCCCTAATTGAGTCAACGTCAGCCTGAGCCTCGTCTAGGGTCTGTTTGGCAATTCTGTATTCCTCAATCAGATCCTTAACGAACTCGTCGCCCTCTATAGTCACTCCGCCTTCTGACGATGGGTAAATTGCTTTTAGAGTATCAAAATCCGATTCGTGACCAATCACTTCCGGCTCTTCCTCGGCTTGAACCTTTGCCCAAAATGCTTTCTCGGCGGTGTAAAGACCAATAAGGTCTGAGTCGCTGTATTCGCGTTCCCTGATAATCAGCCCAGCACCACCCATTAGACAGGCGAAAACGACCTTCTGGGTCACTCTCGTAGTCAAGCAGTAGTGCATCCCTTGATACAGGTAAGTAATTGGTACTCTTCCGTCGTTCCACTCTTGGCTTGCCTTGCCTGTGATGCCAGTGGTCTTGATCTCCAAGATGGCGTTAATCTGAATTGGCTCTATCGTAACGTCGGTTACTTTCCCTGCTTCTGCAAACTCACTCGGCTCAACGATAAAGAAGTCCACGTTGCTGAGTTGCCACTCTTCGTCGCCCTGAAGCATGACAGGCCATGACACCACCGCGTCTCCGGTCTGCTCTGCGTAGGCTTCTGCAACTGCTCGCTCAAGTCGGTTGCCCCACTTAGCTGCGTCTCCGGCTACTGAGTCTTCGGTAAGTCCGCGCTTGTTAGCCCACAGGCTGTACGGTGACTGCCACTTGCTAACTCCCATAATGACTCCGGCATCACTTCCACCGATTCCCTTCTTGCGAAGTTCTAGCCATTCACTGCGACTTAAATCATCTAAATACGCCAATACTTTCATGTGTCCTCCTCAGAACAATTTAACCTTACTGTGTGACATTAGCTTTGTCAACCAATCCCATAATTACTATTGCTGAAGCAAACGGAGCTGATTGTTTACCGCCGCCAAATTTCAAACGCCCTTTAATAAACCTTATTTCGTGATGCATACAATGATCCCACCACCAAGCCGTGTCGGTTCGAGATGGTAAAAGACAAACCACTAAGCCCCCCCCCGCGATTCCATGTCTGCTTTTGCCATCCAAATTTTCATGTCTCTGCCATATGGAGGGTTAAGAAAAATTGCTTTTCCTCCAGAATCTTCAACCCAATTACGAGTTAAAGCGTTGCGCCTAGATTCGTCAGGGTGATTAGGCCCATACCAATTTTTGCATAATGCAGAATTAGACAATGCTGCGGCGTCAAGATTAAAATTAAATTCGGCGTTTAATTGATTAAAAAGATTTTTTGGAGTTGTCCATTTATCGTTTTCAGAAGTTAATGCCGCGCCATCTGCAACAAAGAAATTACCCACCTGCGGATCTATACCCTGCTGCCAATGATCGCCATGCGTCCAGTCGAGACTGTGCAGCTCTGAGAGCCTCGCGAGTAGTTGTCAGTTTATTTTCGGCAATTAGAAAGGCAAGGTGTTCTTTCTCCAATTCGCTGTCAACTTCCATCTCGATGTCAGGTATGGACTTCTTGGTTACTGCGTTAGCCACGACCATAAGACGCTTCTGAGCGTAAAGAGCCTTGTATGTAGCCTCTGTTATTGCAGCTTTTTGCCCTGCTTCGTTCATCTCATCTACAAGATTTTCAATAATTTCAATCTCGGTCAAGATTCCCTTTTGGCACATAGCCGGTAGGTGTTCGTGAGCCGCATTGTTATACCATTTCGTCAAAATGCACCAGCCTTTCCATAATCCACTCTACGACAGGTACTGCCACTGCATTGCCTATTTGTCTGTAACGGACTGAATCTGACTGTCCGTCTGTCCACCCATCAGGGAAACCCTGTAAGCGCTCACATTCAGTAGGAGTTAGTCTTCTGACTTTTGCCGGTGAAGCGATTGCATGACGGTCGGTGGTGTTAAGAGTAAACATAACTCCATCATCTTCACCATGACCATTTCCTTGCGGCCCATTTTTATCTGTTCTGCCAATTTGACTGCCTTGAATTGGAAATACATACGGCACTCTTGCCCCTCCTGTTCCCCAATACGTTGCCACCGTTGGAGAATTATCTTCATAAATTCGCACGTCATTTACCCTGGTCGCCTCAAAAATTAAAACAGTTGCTCTTACGTCTCCACCATCAAATTGATTTAACGTAGGCACAAGACCACCTTCAACCCAGGTTTCGTAATCTGTTTCACTCTGCGCTCTCCGACTCTTCACCCACCACATTACGCAACGCTTCCTCTAGCTGCGGTGGCAGATTCTTCCCTCGTCCGCTTGACCTTCTTAATATCCCCTGACAGGCTTTCTGAGAAAGCAAGTATTTCTCCGGCACGTTTTCCATCATCAAGACATCCGACAATGAAGACTCGACGACGACGTTGGGGTACTCCGAAATATTGAGCATCAAGCACACGCCAGCTGACACCATACCCCCTGACTGAAAGCGCCCCGATAACGGTTCCCATATCTCTTCCTCCGTTAGATGACAAAAGACCGGGTACGTTTTCGAGGACAAGGTAGGCAGGTGAAAGTTCGTCCACAAGTCTAATAATTTCCCAATATAAACCGGAGCGTTTTCCGGCAAGACCGGCACGTTTGCCAGCCACCGAGAGGTCTTGGCAGGGGAAACCACCGGTAATAATTCCTCGCTCGGGAATAAAGCCTGCTGCTTTAAGTTCATCGCCTGTCACCTTTGTAACGTCTGTAAAGTGCGTTGCGTCAGGGAACCGACGTTCTAAAACTCCCCTAGCGTTTTTATCTATTTCTACTGTTGCTACTGTTTTAATTCCACTACGTTGCATGGCAAGGTCAAAACCTCCTACACCAGCAAACAAACTAACTGCCGTTAAGTCCGTCATTCATTCCCCTTACCATCCTCGTTCGCAGCCGTTTTGGTGCGGTACATAACCGGCGTATCCGTTTAGTGCTTGAATCTTTATTGCTATTGACACTTGCTCGGCTGGTGTAGCTGCGTACTCCGCACCGTAAATCCAACCGCCGTATGCCATCCAGTTTACTTCTGTGATACCTAAGCCACCAGAATAGATTGGCCCTCGAACGTGCCAGTTGCCACCCTGTTCGCATTGCGCAACCTTCTGCCACTTAGCCATAATCGCTGGCGGTATGACTGGCTCTGGCGGTGCTTGCCTAGCCTTCACGACTTGTACAGTTGTCGGTACTGGCTTCTGTACATTTGCGTCGGCTGGTATAGCGCACACAACTGTCAAGGCTAAGGCGAGGGCAACGAGGTATCTCAAAGGTTTCCAATGTTCGGAGTTACCGCCCATACGGTTGCACTTCTACCGCTTGCGGTTGGTCGTTTCCCAA